TGGCAGCATACGGGAGGTGCCCCGATCCGGCTGATGGATATTGGGCCTACTGGCAGTGTGCGGGCTTACGGCGGCGTCAACAACACGCCAATCGGTAACACTACACCAGCACCTGGCAGTTTCACGACGCTGAGCACTTCTGGCAATGCGTATGTTGGCGGCGGCGGAGGATCGTGGCTCGTGATCTCTCAGGTCGGTCAGGGCACTGATCAGAACTTGTGGAACATAGGATCTGCGGCTGGCGGCACGCTGACCATGCAAGCCGCCAACGATCCGTTTAACAACGGCACCACCTGGCTCACTGTGACACGCACTGGTTTCGTGCCGCAGGCTATCACGCTGACAGCGCCATCTATCGTCCACGCGGGCGTGACGGTCATCAGTGCGGCAGGTGGCCCGACGATACGGGCAGGTCCCGGCGCTGCGACCGGAACGCAGCCGAAGGGGTCGCTGTGGCTGCGTACAGATGGTGCAGCGGGAAGCACGCTCTACGTCACGCAGGGCGCTGGCACGTGGGCAGCCGTGGCGGGAGTTTAGGAGACAAACATGGACATGCAGCCGATCGAACCCAACCGCCCGCTGTCCGCCACGCTCACCGCGCAGCAATGGGAGGCGGTGCTGGGTCATCTCGACGCCGGCCAGCATCGCCTGGTGCGCCCTATCATCGACGCGCTGATGCAGCAGCTACAGCAGCAGCCGCAGCCACGGTTCGCCATGGAGGACGCTGACAATGCCTGACGGTGTGCAGATCCCCGGCGGCCCGGTGTTCATCGGATTTCCGCAGCCGCCGGATGTACCGTGCGATCCCACGGGCGACGGCTGGCGCGGACCTCCCGGACCGGCTGGGCCTCAGGGCGTCCCAGGAATGGACGGCGGCGCGCTATCGGGGCTGGTCAACGTCCTCGAGCATGGCGCCACGGGCGATGGCACGACCGACGATACCGCTGCGATCCAGGGCGTACTGGACGCCTACGCCGGCAAGGCGACGGTGTTCGTGCCGGACACGGGCCATCCCTATATCGTTACGCCGCTGTTGCTGCCGACCGGCACCGATCTGTTGCTCCACGGCACGCTGAAGGCGCCCGCTGCCGCCGGGGCCAGCACCGTTGATATTGTGAGCGCCAGCAACGTCACCATTCGCGGGCACGGCACCATCGACGGCAATGGCGCCGCTGGGACGTATCCCAATCCGATAGCGTCGCTTTACATCTATCAGTCGACCTATGTGCAGGTTTCCGGCATCACCATTAAGAACGCCTTGAACTTCAACATCGACGCGCTGCAGTCCTCGCATGTGCGGATCGATAAAGTGACCCTGCTCGGCGGCGTCAATTCGAGTGGCTTCGCCCAAGGCGATGACTGCTGGCTGACCAACAGCACGATCGATGGACCGAGCGGAGACGGTGGCTTTGCGTTCTACGGTGCAGTGACCAACAGCGGCGCGATCGGCAACACCATCAAGAACTCCGGCATTGCTGGCAACATACCCAGCATTGGACTTTACGTGCTGTCAGACGGGGGATCGCCAGACCCGTGCGGCAACATCGTGATGGCGGATAATGTCGTGCATAACTGCGGCGGGCAGGGCATCGCCGTCCTCCGCTCCACAACTGGCGCCTACCACGACGGCGTGATCATCGCCAACAATCGCTGTTACAACAACGGAAAGGTCGCTTATGCGCCAGGCGGCAGCTCTGATCTCTATGTAGACAACTGTCACCACATCACCTTCACAGGCAATCAGTCGTCGGGGTTCGGCGTTGCTGGCACACCGACCTGCCACGGCCTGCACGTTGGTGTGAATGTTGTCGGGGTCACTCTGACCGGTAATCAGATTTCCAACGTCGGCCAAGGGCGCACTGACGGGATCGGTATCTACGTAAACTCTCCGACCGATCTGCTGGCCAGCAGCAACAACGTCTATGACGATCAAGCCACGCCGACGACGGCGATTTCCATCGCTGGCACGGCAGGCGGCAACAACCAGTTCATCGGCAACGCATGTCAGTTGGCGATCACTGTCACGTTGCAGGCTGATACCGTATGCGCCAATGCCATCGGCGGGCAGTGGACCATCGGTAACGGAACTGGGCGTGGCGCTGCCATCGAACTCAATGGCGCACCAGGGCAAAGCTCGGTCATCGAATATGCGGTCAACGACAAAGCGCGCTGGTTTGTCGGCAACAACGGTACTGGCGAAAGCACCGGCAACGCTGGTTCCGACTTTCAGATCGTCGCCGTCAACGATGCGGGTAATGCCACGCTGGGAACAGCCCTCACGATCAAGCGGTCCAGCCAACAGGTAGTATTTGAAGTCGCGCCAGCGACAGCCGTCTTGCCAATCAACGCCACCAATGATGCGGCTGCCGCCGCCGCAGGTGTGCAGATTGGCACCGAATACCGGAACGGCTCCATCAAGATGATCCGGGTGACCTGATGCCCTCGTTCGCCATGACAGTGCCCTACATGCGCACCTCGCCGGTTCACATCCCGCGCCGCGACCTCGTCCTAGGTCGCGCCGACTCGCTGTTCCTGCGCGTTACCGTGGTCAGTGATGATAGCGTCTGCGCGCAGGGCATCGAGCTGAGCGGCGGCATTGGCGGTCCTACGCTGCAGATGCTGGTCTGGCCCGATCAGCACCACCGAGGGGCGTGGGACTACGGTGCCTACTGGCACTGGCCGCAGTGCCCGCAGACGGTGCTCTGGGTGGGGACTGGCGTCATCTCTGATGCGCTCGGCGCGTTCGACATCAGCTTCCCGACGGCGACGATGGCGGGCTGGCCGCGGCGCTGCGCCTACGCGCTCCAGCTCGACTACGACGGTGGTGGTGGCACTGATCTGCTGGCCGAAGGGCGGTTGCATCTGAGCCACTCGGTGCCGCGCTCGACCGGCGCCCCGGTCATCATGCTGACCGATCCGACGCCGCCGGTGCTGACCGACGACACGCTCGAGCCAATCCTCCTCAACGGGACATCATCATGAGCACCACGATCGGCGGCGTTCGGATTGTCGATATGCCGGACCTAGGCGCCTTCAACAGCGCCAGTTCGCTGGTAGGTGAGCGCGCCGGCTCCGGCCGGTTCAGCGCCAGCGGGCTGACCAACTATCTCACCGGCATTTACCTGCCCATGGCTACTGGTGGCACCGTGAACGGCCCAACGAGCTTCTCTGGAACCTCGGATGGCATCGGGGGCCGGTCACTGAGCGTCTACGTCTCCGACTGGATGACGCCCATCGTCAGTTGGCCAATGCAGTCGTCCCATGTTGCGGCGCTGTCACCGATAGGTCAGATGGCTGTGATGGGGGCATCGGAGCTAAAGGATGGCGGCGGGGACGCCATCGGCATTGCCGGGTTTGGATTTAATAACATAGCGGGCGGATCTAGTTGGGGCGGCTATTTTGAGAGCAGGCAATATCCTAATGCTACGCAGGCAACCTACGGGGTGGAAATAGAGGTCGCCAATGTGTCGGGGATTGATGGCCCATACCCGACTCCCCAATCTGCTGCCGCAACGGCGAGCTACGGTCTGGTGGTGGCAAGCGGAGCTGGGGTTAATGAGGACACGCCACCCCTGACAGCGAAAGTGGCCAGCGGCGGAATATTTATCAGCGGCAATCCAGCGAGGTTTCAGGTCGGCATCCTGTTCGGCGGGAGTGCGATACAGGGGACGGATGGACTCGGGACGGGGCAGGGCACTGCTATGTTAATGGCGCCGGGGCACGCGGTTGCTTGGACGCTTCCAGACAACACACCTGGTCCGTTAATAGTATCAAAACAGACGACCGGGGTGCCGGTTAACATAGCGTTCGATAATAATTTCATCGGTTTTTTGTCAACCTCGTCCGTTCATGAACTCATGATCATAGATTCCACAGCACTAGGCGTAATAGGGCAGACCTCCATCTCCCTGTTGGTTTTTAATAATGCTGGTGCCAATCTCGCGCCGGTGACGATCGGTGCTGTTGATAGCGGCGGTGCCGGCTATCGCGTGCTGCGGGTGCCGAACTGATGTTCACCTTCACCCTCACGCCGCAGCAGACACAGACTGTGCTTAATGCCCTCGGCAAAATGCCGCTGGAGTACAGCCTTGAGGCGTTCACCGCTATCCAGCAGCAACTGCAGGCGCAGAACAGGCCGACCGCGATCGATAAGGAGGCCGCTGACTGATGTCCGGCACTCAAGCCGCGGCTCCCACCGGCATGCAGCGCATTCCGTTCCCGCTGGAGAGCTATCAGCATCCGTCGCTGCCGTTGTCGGCTAAGCGCGTGCTGAACCTGATGGCCGAGAAGGCGCCGGACGACGCGCGCACCCCGGCATTCCTGGCCTCGACGCCGGCGCTCGTGCCGTGGCCGCCTGTGCTGACAGTTGGCACCGGGCCGGTGTGGGCGATGAATGACGACATGCCGGGGCGTATCTACATCGTCAGCGGCACACACGCCTATCGGTTGTCGTTCCCGATCGTGGGGGGCGTCACCGTGGAGGATCTCGGGGATGTCGGCACGGCAGACAGCGGCGCTGGGTCATGGACCAGCTTTGTCACCATCGCGGCCGGCCCTACCGCCTGCGTGATCTGCGTCGCCCCGCGTGCCTATACCTGCGGGCACGACGTTGGCGCGCCACTCAATGAGATCGGTGGAGATGTGTTCGCGGGTGCCACCTCGGTCTGCTACGTCGATGGCTATTTCGCATTCTCGGCGCTGGGTGAAACGAGCCAGTGGTTCATTTCGCGCCTGCTGGATCCGACTGCGTTTGACGCCCTCGACTTTGTCTTCTCTGACGCGCTGCCGAACGTCATCCGCCGCGTGGTCAGCCACCGCGAGCAAATCTGGACGATTGGCGAAGCCGGATTTGAGGTCTGGTATAACGCCGGGTCGAGTGGGTTGGAGACAACCGCAGGCACTTCGTTCTTTCCGTTTCGACGCGCCTCGGGCGGCGTGGTGCCGGTCGGAACCGGGTCCGCGATGTCGGTCTGTCGCGCCGATCAATCGATCTGGTGGCTTGGCATCGATGGGCTGGTTTATCGCAGCAATGGGTACAAGCCGCTGCGCGTCTCCACGCATGCAATCGAGGCTATCATCGGCAACAACCTGGTCGGGCTGTATGCCTTGACGCATCCCTATCGCGGGCACTGGTTCTATTGCCTGACGACGCTCGACAACCGCACGCTGGTGTTCGATGTGGCAACTGGGGCGTGGCACGAGCGCTCGACCAGTGTGGACGGCGTGGGGCCTTGGAGCACGATCTCTGCTGCGGTGGACGACAACTCGATCAAGCTGTTCGGGGATCGGACGACGGGGGCGCTCTATACGCTCGGCATGCAGGCTGACGACGCTGGCGTGGCAGTGCTGCGGCAGGCGACATGCCCGCCGATCTGGGCCAACACGCGGCGGGCGTTCTGTGCCCGTGCTGAGATCGAGATGGAGGTGGGCGGGGCGCAGTCGCCTGGTGACGTGACGCTGGAGTGGTCCGACGATGGCGGGCGAACCTGGGGGCCAACCAGGACTATGTCGGCAGGCGTGCCCGGCGATACCAGGCACCGCGTATATACGACGCGGCTGGGTTCGTTCCGGCAACGGGTTTTCCGCATTTCGGTCCATGGGCTTTGTAGGCTGTACGCTATCGATGCCGACATTCAGGCGGGCACCAACTAATGGCGACGGTTCCGCTCAAGGTGGTAGATCCGCCGTTCTACGATCAGCCGATCGTTGACGCTGCCTCGGGCCAGCAGCATTCGCAGGCGTGGACCGAGTACCACCAGAGCGTCGCGGACAGGATCAACGCGCTTGCCGCCAAGGTTGGCGCTGGCACTGGCGTGACGGATGGCAGTGATGCGGCCGCAGGGCAGATCGGCGAATACATGACCGCGACAGCCAGCGGCATCGGCCTGGCGAACAACGTGGCGAGCAACATCGTGTCGTTGGATCTGACCTCGGGCGACTGGGATGTGTCGGGCAATGTGGCATTCAGCGCCGGCGCCGGCACGCATACGCTGTTCGCGGCCGGCATCGACAGCCTCGATACGCAGACAATGGGCACGTTCCCCACGGGGGCCGTGACACAGGGTATCTCCACCTCGACGCGGCGCTACAACGGGACAGCGACGGTGACCGTGTGGCTGGTGGCGCTGGCCAGCTTTAGCAGCACGGTGACGGCCAGCGGAACCATCAGGGCGAGGCGTATGAGATAGAGATGTGATGCGGTAGAAACGGCAACGCCAGCAGGATCATCTGCTGGCGTCACCCGAGGAGGGAGAGGTGATGAAGCACCTCAAGCTCCTGCCGCGGATATTGGTAGCGGTGCGGATCAGCGTCAAGGTCCGCATCACTATACGCCGCAGGTAGGGTCGGGCGCTAGCTTCGGCTGGCGCCCTTCCCCGGAGGGACGATGCGGAACTTCCGATTGATCCATGCAGGGCTGAACGTCGCGCCGATCCTGGCTGAGCTGGAGACGGTGCCCGAGTGGGGCCTCTACGCCGAGCGCAAGGAGCGGGACGGAACAGCGCACGGCGATCTCACTGCGGATTTGTGGGTTCGCTATTTTGCGCGGGAAACGCTCCATGAGCCTGCCGATTACAATCGCCCCGGACAGTGCGTGTTCTATCCGGTGTGGGACAAGCTGCCCTCGCTGCACCCGGTCGTGTGGGCGCTGATGGCATCGCAGAAGTCGGTGGAGCTGGGCGGCATTCTCTGCACGAGACTTCCACCAGGTGGGCGCATTGAGCGGCACAGCGACGCGGGCGCGTGGCACGCCGAGCGCTACAACTTCAAGTGCTACATCGTGCTAGAGGCGAACGCTCGCTGCGTGGTGGAGTGCGATGGGGACGAGCAGGTGTTTCGCGAGGGCGAAATCTTCGAGTTCGACAATACGCGCCCGCACTCGATGGAGAACGGCGGCGACAGTCAGCGTACCACCATGATTGTGTGCCTGAGGGTAGAACGATGAAGCGTGCCCCCAACCAGCCCGAGACGATCAGCGTCAGTATATATGCGGGCATATACTATAAAGTCTACCGCGTCCCTGACGCCAACACGCTGCTCCCACAGCATGCACACAAATTCGGGCACCTGACAGCCCTGCTGCAAGGTCGCGTTCGGCTGTGGCGAGAGGGCGATGAGGATGGGCCGACCGAATACTGCGCGCCAGCTACGATCCGCATCCCTGCACATATCATGCACAGTTTTTTGACGCTATGCGATGGCGTAACGTTGGCTTGCATCCATAACGCGGACCACCTCGAGGCCGACGAGCCTGCGGTGGCAACACGCCACGACCTCGAACTGGAGGACTAGCGATGCCTTTTGCCGCAGCGGCCGTTGGAGCTGGTGTGAGTGCTGTTGCAGGCATTGCCGGCGGCATCATGCAGAAGGCCGCGATCGACAAGGGGGCGTCGCAGGCCAGGGATGCGCTCAATCAGGGCGTCACGACCGCTACCAACCAGCTATCGCCATGGGCGACGAGCGGGCAGCCGGCGAACGCGGACCAGGCGGATCTGCTGGGACTGAACGGACAGCCGGCAGCCGACGCGGCGATGGCGAAGTTCCAGAGCAGCCCCGGCTATCAATTTCAGTTAGGGCAGGGTCTTCGCGCGGTAGATGCGGGGGCCTCGGCGCAGGGGTTCACACGCAGTGGCGCCGCGTTGAAGGCCGAGCAGACGTTCGGGCAGGGGTTGGCGAATAGCGATTTCGGCAACTACTGGAACCGGCTGCAGCAGCTCAGCGGCAGCGGGTTGGACGCGGCGAAGGGCATAGCCTCGGCAGCGACCGGCGGCGCACAGCAGATCGCGGGGGTCGATACCGGCCAGGCAAGTATGGACGCTAGTATCTACGGGAATATGGCCAAGAGCATCGGCACTAGTGCCAACCAACTGCTACAAACCAACGCGGTGCAGAACTACCTCGGTGGTGGCGGCGGCGGCAATCAGGGAATTGCCTATGCCGATCCTAATTCGCCCCTCGGAGCGAACTTCCAGAGGTCTTACTGATGTCCGGGTTCTTCAATGCCAACGTCACCTCCCCGTTCCCTGATGCGAACATGCTGTTCGATCCGGCCAAGGCGCAGCAGACGGCACAGGCCATCCAGCACAACCAACTCGGGCTGCAAGCCCAGCAGCTCGATCTGACCGCTGCTGACCACGAGCAGGTCGGGCGTCTCGCGGCTGGGCTGCTGGCTGAACCGGACCCCGTCAAGCGGGCTGACCTGTATTCGCGCGGCGTGGGGATGTTGCAGTCGCAGGGCCTGGCGAAGTACGCGCCGCCGACGCTGCCGGACGAGGGTGTGTTGCGCTCGCTGGTGGCGCAAGCCATTCCTGCCGCTGACCAGTATAAGCTGGGGTTGGGGCAGAGTGTGGTGCAGGGCGCCATCACGGCGCTGTCGCCCACCGCCTCCACGGCAGCGCCTGCGAGCACGACAGGGACGGCTCCAGCTGCGACAACTCCTGGCAGTGGCGCGACAATCGGCCAGCGGCAGAACAACCCCGGCAACCTGACATTCGCTGGCCAGCCAGGCGCATCTCCAGGTCAAGGCAACCGCTTTGCTTCGTTCCCGGATATGCCGACTGGCGTAGCAGCTACTGCCAACCAGCTTGCGCTCTATCAGGAACAGCACGGCATTAATACCGTGCGTGGCGCTGTGACGCGCTGGGTCAGTGACCCGAAGGCGGATCTGACCAGCTACACCGCAGACGTTGCGAAGGCCCTTGGCGTCGGGCCAGACGATCCGATCGACCTCACAAACCCGGATGTGCAGGCTAAGTTCATCCAGGCGCAGTTTCCGCACGAGAGTGCCGGCGGCGGCTATGTCCTTAATCCGGCCGACGTGGCGAAGGGCGTGCAGATGGCGGCGGCCAATCGTGGCCGCACGGTGCAAGCGCCAGGCTCGGCCATTGCCACCGCAGCGCCCGCCACAGCCCAGCCAGGGCAGCCGGTGCCGACGCAGGTCGCAGGACCGCCCATGGTCTCCACGGCGCCAGCAGACCCCACAGCGGCGCAGGGAGGGCCTCCGGCAGCGCAGCAGCCGTTGCCTGCCGGAACCGCGCAGCCGACGGCCACGCCGCCCACCGGAGTGAACTCGCCGCAGTTCCAGGCTGCGCTCGAGTTGAATAACCGCGCGGCCGCGCTCGAGACCCAGTACCCCTACTCGCCGCAGGCTAAGGCGCAGGTTGCTGCTCTGCGCGCAAAGGCCGCGCTCTACATGCAAGCCGACAGCGTGAGCGTTGATCCGGCCACCGGCATCCAGACCAAGCAACTCACCGGCGAGAGGCTGAACGCAGCGGCGCCGAACGCGCATTACGTGTGGAACGAGCAGCAGGGCGCCTATGTGGATACGACCGGCGTGCATCCACCGGTTACGCCGCCCTCGCCGCGTCTCACCGCAACACCAGGCGGCGCTATCCTGCAATCCAAGCCTGGGGGTGGTGCCACGGTCGTCTACCAGACGCCGCCGGCAGACATTACCACGCAGGAGGCCGCTAAGACGGCGGGCGCCGCGGCTGGCACGACAATGGGGAAGCTGCCAGGTCAATTAGCCGAACTGGGGCGCAACGCCGGCCAGGCGATTGGCAATATCGATTACGGCATGTCGCAAGTCCAGAAGGCCAGGGAGGGCGGTATCCCGACTGGCTATTTCGCGCCTTGGTTGGGCGGCGTC